ACATTCACACCAACTGATGCTACATATGACCCAACAACTGGTGTCTTTGTTGCAACTATTGGAACACATACATTAACTACTGATGATCACATTTGGTTCACACCAGAAGGTATTACATTCTCATGTGATAATGGTAGTGGCGTACAAAATGATGCGGCTCCACAAGCAGGTCATCCATTCTTTAACAAAGCATGTCCAATTACTGGCGTAACAGCAAATACTATCACGTTGCAAGTTGGCGTAGCAGGGTCTTACACAGGCGCACATACTTTCGTAAGCGCACTAGCAGATGCTATTAAAGAAGTCAAAGGAAATATACTACCTCAAAATCTTTCAAATGTTGCAGGTGATGCTACAATAGCGGCTGCTGGTAAAGCACTTGTTACTATCGTAGCAAACTTAGTTGACGATGAGCCAGAGATTGAAGGTTTAGGTGGTTCTAAAGATGATGTTCTCAAGAAACGTAAAGAGTTGCCAACAGTAGTAGGCAATCCTATGATGTCTCCATCAAGAACATTTGCTAGAGAAGCACTACAAAGAAATAGAACATTTATCCAAAACGAAGTTGTTGCTTTTGTTGAGGACGAATTCTACACATTCGATGAAGCGAAATGTGCAAGAGATACAGGGTTCATTATCGACGCTGTAAGAAGAGATGTTCAAACAGGTTCCACATACAATTCTAAGTATGCTGGTAAAGCATATCGTAACGGTATGGCTGGCGCTCAAGAAGTAATTGAGGTACAGCTTGCGGAAACGATAGAAGGAATTCGCTATATACAAAAAGACATCGAAGCAAAGCTAAGCGGTGTAGCACTTACTAGAGCGACGGATTCCTTCAACAATTTAATTACCGTAATGGTAAATGACTTTACGGCTGATGGTACTAACTACAACTATGGTAACTCTGAGTTTGAAGTTTTTGCAACTAACGCATCTAATGGTATGAATGTAAACAGAGCATTCTTACAAGCAGAAGCTACAGCATGGGTAAACGTTAACTACCCATCATTGGTATACACAGAAGCTAAATGTCAAAGAGATACAGGGTTTATGGTAGATGCTGTAACTTATGATGTTAAACACAACACAAACACAGCTATGCTTGACGTTGCCAAAATTTACTTTGAAAACGGACTTTCAGCATTGTCAGTCGCGCAAAGAGCGCCTACAGTAGCACTATACACACACTTAGCTACAGTCACAAGACAAGTTCTTCTGAAACAGCCTGTAACACCTACAACGGGTAATGCAGTAGCGCAAAGTTCAGTGTTTGGTACTGTTAACGCATTGACTGCAACGAGAGCGCAAGATTTGTGGGCAATAGTTTCAGACCTTATTGTTGATAATTCCTTAATCAATATACCAGAAGCAATCGAAGTAGTTGATGGTATCGGTGAAAACTATGACTACAACGGCGAAGCCATTATAATAGATAACCAAAAAGCAACACTTGCCGCATCTATTACTACTTACCTTAAAGATAGGTTCTCTTATCTTGAGTATAGTAGAGAAAGATGTCATCGTGATGCAGGTCACATGGTTGACGCAGTTAGCCACGATATTCAGTACGGTGGTAATAGTGCAATTTGGAACAACTCACAAATTCACTTCAAAGATGGCGTAAATGTATTACCTCTTGAACAAAGAGAAGCTTCTAAGAGAGCATTTACACACATGGCACAAGTTGTACATGATGTAATACGTCAAATTGATGTTCCATTAAGAACGGGTAGAGCTTACACACCAAATACAGTAGCATACAACGCACTTGATGGTGAAATGATAATTACCCTAAGTGGTGGGCATGACTTTAAAGTTGGAGATCACGTTATGTTCCCAACTAATTCCTTCACATTCTCTTGTTTAGATGCAAGCGGTGCGGCGGTAGAAATTAGTCACCCAAGAACAACTGATCCACTACATAATAGCCCAGTAAGAATTAATGCTATTTCTGATACAACTATTACAGTAAATGCAGGTTCGGGTGGTACAGGAGCGCAGAAAGTACATACATTCGTAAGTGCCGCTAAAGGTGCTGTAGTAGAAGTTATTGGTGGTACAATTAGACAAGACAAGACTTCTCTTGTAGCTAGACGTTACATTGCTAAAGAAGCTAAAGACTTGACACTGGTTGTGGCAAATGTTGTTGCTCAAAACAACCCAACAAACTTACCAGTTCTTATCGAACCAAATTGTGAGTGGATGCTTGGGTCAGATATTAAAGCTTCTGTCGATACTATTAACGAAAACAAAGTAACTCTTACTGAAGGTTTAATTAGCTTTATCTCAAGAACGTATAAAGGACTAAGTTATCCTAAACAGAAATGTCGCAGAGATGTTGGTGGTATTGTTGATGCATTATCACATGACGTACAGTACGGAACAAACTATGGTACATTGTTAAATGCTAACTTGTATTTCGACAATGCAACAAGTGTCCTACCGTTTGATCAAAGAGAACAAACAGCCGACTTCTTCTATGAATTAGGCAAACTTGTTGAGAAAGTTGTTCAAGAAACTGCAACTGATCAAGACATGTCTGGAACACCAGCTACAGCAACAGAGGGTACTACAGTCCAAATGCTTGTAAGAATTATAGAACAAGCAATACGTCGTAATGGCTTAGATGGTTTACCAGATATTCAAGAACCAGATACTTCTTGGGTAGGTCAAGACTTAATTTGGATGGGTAACGAAATTGATGATAATCTTGATAATCTAAGTGATGATATCACATCATGGATTAATCACGAATTCAATGTTCTTGACTATAACAAAGCTAAGTGTCGCAGAGACAGCGTATACATCTTGGATGCATTCAGCTATGACCTAAACTACGGTGGTAACTCAGCATCTCGTTGGAACGCAGACTTCTACTTCTGGAATAACATACTAAGAATACCAGAAGATCAACGTGTAGCAACTGCTAAAGCTTATCGCAAAATCGGTGAACTTGCTTCATTGGCTGTTAAAGGCGAATTGCCAGGTCAAGTTGTGAAACAAGGTGTTGGTGGCGATTATGAAGTACAACAGGCATATGAACTAGGATTGATTTTCTACGAAGCACTGTTTAACAACTCACCACGCAATCTCGGACCTCTTGTAGAGCCAAACTATGTTATTGGTTCAGACAAAGAGTTTAGTTTTGCTAAAGATATTCTAAACAATAACAGAACATTCTTACAACGTGAAGTACAACGCTTCATTACATCTGAATATAAATTCATTGATCTGCCTAAGACTTACCGTGATGGTGGTAACTTGCTACAAATCTTAGCGAATGACTTCGCATTTATTGACCCAGCAAATGGTGTTGAAGGTACTGATAGAGCAATGAGATCATTTGCGGCGGCGTTGTTTAACATTAACCAACAACACGTATTCCCAGTGTTTAATCCACCACAATCATTTGCTGATTGGAGAAAACTACGCTTTAAAGGAACTGTTACTGATCAGAATGCTTTAAATACGTTATCAAGTGCAGGTGGTGTTAAGAGATGGGACGCATACATCATTCCTTTGACAGGTGGTGCTAACCCAGACAACAATAATTACCTTGGTACTATCAAACATTGGACTGGTTCCGCATGGGTTACTGTTGGAGATAATAATTCCGATCTGCTTTATTCTTTCTATAAGGCTTGGGAACAAATGAAAACTTATATAAATACTAATATCGCTCCAGATCAAGCACACAGGAACATGGTGACAGAATTGATAGATAACGTACTTACAAAAAGTGTACTAACACCAGACTTCTTAGTCTTTGGTTCGTTGGTTGAATCTATTGCTCACCAGTTTAACGGTGCATCGGCAGGTGTTAACAGGAACGCTTTACCGCTGAACTTTAGAAACATCGGTGCGGCTATCGGTGCTACCGCTTCTGTTCTTTCAGAAGATGGTGGTAGAATTAGATGGTCTGGATCAGACGAATTAAACAACCAGTATTTCGCAAGAGGGTTGAAAATCAATGGTAGAACAGGACGTATCGAAGGACGTCCATTCACATCATCGGTGAGAAAACTCGCACGAAGGGCTTCTAACTCAAGGGCATCACTATAATGGCTATATATACACTCGCAACAACTCAAGCACCTGATGCCAAACCAGTAGCAAAGTCTTTTACTTTGTCTACAAATTGGCAGACAATGGTTGAAGTACCAAATTATGAAGTCCCAGAGCTAGTCTTTGGGGGTTCAACAACAGTCGAACCAGGCGTTGGCGAAATTATTTCGCCTCTTATTCTATGTAACATTACAGCAAACACAGTTACTTGTGATGTAAGAACTCATAGAGAAGACATTAACGCTGAATTCTATCTAATAAGAAATCTACAAATTCCAGCATATGATACTATTCCATTACCGCTTAACGGTCAATTCTTTAAGTCAGGTGATCTGCTAGAATTAAAATGTTCAGACAACTTAGCAGTACATGCAACGTTATCGTTCACGCTAGGACAAGCTGAAGAGGATGATGTATAATGCCGTTTAAGTCTATAAGTGGAAGTAGGATAATTGGTCAGGGACAGCCACAAGCAGTCCCAATTCAACTTGATCCAGCCCCATACACAGGTGCTATAGCTTATGGAAGCGATGGTAATGTATATGTATCAAATGGAACAGCATGGAGTAATGTTGGTTCTGGCGCTACAGGCGTACAGGGTTTGCAAGGAGATGATGGTCTACAAGGTACGCAAGGTACATATGGGCCAGGATTTAACATCATTGGTTCTGTTACCGACGTAGACGCAGGTGGTGATCAACAAGCTACACTTAATACGGCATTTGGCTCAGCTACAACAGGTCAAGGTGTTATCGACAACGCAGATGATGAACTTTGGGTCTATGATGGTTCTGTATGGGTAAACGTCGGTTCATTTAGAGGTGTTCAAGGTTTTGATGGTAACCAAGGCGTTCAAGGTAACCAAGGTACAATCGGTGAAGAAGGTATCCAAGGTTCTCGTGGTTTCCGTGGTAACCAAGGTGTACAAGGATTTCAAGGTACAACTGGTATCCAAGGTATGCAGGGTATCCAAGGATTACAAGGTTTACAAGGACCTCAAGGAACACAGGGCGTTCAAGGTAACCAAGGCGTACAAGGATTGCAAGGCGATCAAGGTGTTCAAGGTGTACAGGGTCCTCAAGCATTCCAAGGTATTCAAGGCGATAACGGCTTCCAAGGGTTCTCAGGTGATGACTCAGGAATGGTTGTTCAATATAATGTAGGACATACGTTTGTAGAGCCAAGCCCAGCTACTTCTGGATTTATGGTATTCAACTCACCAACAGCGGATACAGGCGCACTAACTGGTGCAACTAAACTATGGATTGCTGATAGCGATACATTTAATATTGATTTAACAGGTTACTTCAACGCAATAGATTTATCTAGCTCTACTAACAAAGGTTATATGAAAATCACATTACGTGATACTCCTAGTACGTATGCTATATTCTCAATACAAGAATTGGTTGATGATGGCAATTACTTTGAATTAGATGTTACTTATCTAAGTGGTAATGGTAACAAAGAAGATTTCGTTTCTGAAGATTTGCCTTCTAACCCAGGAACATATATTTCGCTACCGTGTATTGTAGCATTTGATATATCAGGTGACCGTGGTTTCCAAGGTATTCAAGGCACACAGGGATTACAAGGAGCAACTGGTATCCAAGGTGATATCGGCTTCCAAGGTGTACAAGGTCCGCAGTCGATTCAAGGTACACAAGGCATTCAAGGATTGCAAGGAATTTTAGGCTTTCAAGGTACTCAAGGTACACAGGGCTTACAAGGTTTACAAGGTACGCAATCGGTACAAGGTATTCAAGGATTACAAGGTTTACAAGGTGGAACTGGTGTCCAAGGTATCCAAGGTATTCAATCAGTTCAAGGTGTTCAAGGCGTCCAAGGTGGAGCAGGTCTACAGGGTGTTCAAGGATTACAGGGTGATCAGGGTGTTCAAGGCGTTCAAGGTGCTGTTGGGCATTACGGTGGCTTAACTTACGAGTGGGAATATCTTAATAACTCAACTGCATCAACATTCCCAGGAACTAGCAAATGGAAAATAAACAACGCTGACGTTTCATTGGCTACTGTTTTAACACTTGACGATATTCCTTTAAATAATTACACAAACGATGTCGATGAAATGTTTGATTGGCTACAAGCAATTCCAAACGGTTCGGGTTCAAAAGGTTTAATTATTGTTGAATCATTCGATGATGGAAATGGCCCAGGCGGTCACCATCAAGTAGTATACGAATTCACAAACTTTACATGGGATGGAGCAGGGCAAACATTTGGTTGGTTTGACGTTACTTATGTTGGTTCATATGGACTACCTACTCTTTCTTGGCAAACAGATGTTATTGATACATTACACCCTGCTAAGACATTAATTAACTTTGTCCCTCGTGGTGAAGCTGGTACTCAGGGTGTCCAAGGCATTCAAGGGGTACAAGGATTACAGGGTCTTCAAGGCGTACAAGGTACACAAGGTCCGCAATCAATTCAAGGTACAACTGGTATCCAAGGTATGCAAGGAACACAAGGTGCTGAGGGTGCTAGAACGTTTGTGGTTACAAATGTTGGCGCATCTGATTATCTTATAGATGGTGTAACTGAACCAACTATTCACCTTATCCGTGGGTTTACATATATCTTTGATGTAAATGCCGCAGGTCACCCATTTGAGATTAGAGTTTCTAATGGTGGTTCTGCTTTCAATGACGGTGTAACAGGTAACGCATCAGCTTCTGGTTTAATTTACTTTAGAGTTCCATTTGATGCACCTGCATCTCTGTATTATCAATGTACTGCCCATGCTCAAATGGGTGGCGATATTGTTACTTCTGATTTAGGACCTCAAGGTACGCAAGGCGTACAAGGTGTCCAAGGCGTTCAAGGTATTCAAGGGCTTCAAGGCTTCCAAGGTGCAGGTAACCAAGGTATCCAAGGACTTCAAGGTACACAAGGTATCTTTGGTGAAGATGGGGTACAAGGCTTCCCTGGCCCAATCGGACCTCAAGGCGTACAAGGAATATTAGGTACGCAAGGTACATTAGGTTTGCAAGGTCAAACTGGTAGCTTTGGCGGTATTACATTTGACTATACATTTAGCTCAGATACTGCTACATCAGACCCAGGAGTTGGTACACTTAAGTTCAATAATGCATCGTTTAGCTCTGCTGGCAACTTGTATATGGACGATAGAGATGATAACTTTACGGACATTCAACCATTCCTTAGAACCATTGATGATTCAACAAGTCCTATAAAAGGTCACTTTAAAGTATCTGAAAATGGCTCACCAGAGAACTTTGCGGTATTCACTATAACTAGTGTCCAAGAAGTTGCAGGTTATTTTAATATAATCTGTTCATATGTAAATGGTTCAGTTAATAGTTTTGCTGATGGACTCGATGTTGTAATTACCTTCGCAAGAACTGGTGATATCGGACCTGTTGGTAGTCAAGGCGTACAAGGTGTTCAAGGTGACTTGGGTATTCAAGGTCTTGATGGTGGAATTGGTACAGTTGGGGCGCAAGGTACGCAAGGCGTACAAGGATTACA